AATGAAGCAAGCACAAGCGCAAGCTGCGATGAACCCGAAACCAGCGCCGCAAGACCCAGAGATGATAAAGATCCAAGCCGCACAGCAGCTTGAGCAAGCGAAGATGCAAGCCTCGGCGCAAGGTGAGCAGATGCGGATGCAAGCAGACTCGCAAGCCGCTCAGTTGAAAGCGCAGATCGACACGCAGATGCACCAAGCGAAGATTCAAGCTGATATGCAACTTGCTCAAATGCAAGCGCAGATTGACGAACAGAAGATGCAGCACGAAATGCAGATGAAAGCGCAGCAAGCAGCGCAAGAGGATGAGTTTAATCGCTGGAAAGCTGAACTCGAGGCTGCGACCAAGGTCACGGTGGCGAGGATCGGCGCGAACCCTGGCGGCGACCCTCCCTTGGTGGACGCGATCACAGCCAGCGCCGCTCGGATGGCTCAAGAACTAGGAACCGGACTCTCGCAAGTGAGCGCGATGCAAGAAGCACTTGCACAGACGCAGAGTGACTCAATGGACAGGATGGGTAACATCATGACGGCGCTGACTGCAAAGAAACGAATCATTCGCGGCCCGGACGGTAGAGCAATTGGGGTCGAAGTCGTTCAATAATGAATGGCGAATGGGATGTCGGCACTTGGGACAGCGCAACTTGGGACTACGTTACCCCAATTGTTGTGCTGGATACCCATGACGGCGATTACCTTCAAAAGAAGTTTGCAAAAGAAATACAAGACAAAAAGCGGCGAAAAGACGAGATTATTTATGCGTTTGAGCGAATCGTTGAGGGCAGACCAGACGTTGCGACAGAGATCGCAGCGCCATATACAGAGAAACGCGCATCGACTTTGCCTGCGATTGATTACGACAAGATGCTCGACGATTTGGACCGGGTCGAGCGGATCTGGAACCTACACATCGAACTGGATGACGAAGAAGTGATGATGCTGCTATGAGATACGTTTCGATTAACGGTGAATGGGTCCCGATAGATCAAGTGGAGCGAACCACGGCTGACGGCGTGATGATCCAGCCCGATATCCAGCCCTATCAGTCGATGGCTGACGGCTCAATGATTACGAGCCGCTCCCAGCACCGGGAACACCTGAAAAAGCACAATTGCTTTGAGGTCGGCAACGAAAAGATGGAATCCAAGCCGGCGGTGGTAACAGACACCCGGCGCGAGGTTTTGCGCTCTCAGCTTGCCAATATGACCCATTCCCAAGCCAACAAGGTGCTGTCCAGGCTCAGGGATGATATTCGCTTCACCCGTAAATAACCCCCACAGGGAGCAAAAATGTCTGACCTCAATGAGATTGTCCCAGTAGAGAACGGCGATGCCCGCCGCGAGATGCTTGCCCAGCAATTCGACGAAATCGAAGCAAATCCTGCTCAGGAAACGGCAGGACCCGCTCGGGACGATGCCGGCAAGTACACTAAAGCCGAAACGCCCGTCAAAACGACTCCAGAAGCAGAGGTTTCGGAGGATCCTGTCTGGAAGCGCCCTCCGGCAAGCTGGAAAAAGGATTACCACGAGGTTTGGCAGACCGCCGACGATAGGCTGAAGGAATACGCCCATCAGCGCGAAGAACAGATGAAGGCGGGGATTGAGCCGCTGCGCTCTAAAGCTCAGTTCGCGGATCAGATGCAAGAGGTCATTGCGCCGTATATGCCGACAATTACGGGCCTGGGGATTGATGCTCCAAAGGCTGTAAAAGCCCTCATGGAAGCAGACCACATTTTAAGAAACTCGCAACCCGCTGAAAAGCACCAATATTTTGCTAGACTTGCACAAAGTTACGGAGTAAATTTATCTGATGTCGGTGGTCTGCAACAACAGACTGCCGTAGATCCACAGTTTTATGCCTTGCAAAACGAGCTAAATTCGGTTCGCGGCGAGGTGATGGGTTGGAAACAGCAGCAAGAACAGCTACAGAACCAAGCCCTTCTCGGAGAAATAAACAATTTCTCGCAGAAGGCAGAGCATTTTGAAGAAGCACGGCCTGTGATGATCCAGCTCCTACAGAGCGGCGTTGCGACCGATTTGCAAGATGCTTACGACAAAGCGGTGCGCCTAGATCCGGGACTTTTCGAGACCGTTCACGCGGGCAAACAAGCCCAAGCTGAGCAGGTAAAGAGAGCCGGAGCCGATAGGGTTGCGAAAGCAGCAAGGGCGGCAGCGGTGAGCGTCAGAGGCTCCACACCCGGAGCGGCTACTCAATCCAAAGCGCAAGATCGTCGGGCGTTGCTGGCAGAGCAGTTTGAAAACCTCAGCGAACGACTCTAACCACTTTCAAGGAGCTAAAACATGGCATTCGCCAACAGTTCCGTTAGTGACATCATTGCGACCAACATTCAAAGTCGCTCGGGTGAGCTTGCGGATAACGTAACGAACAACAACGCGCTCTTGCGTAGGCTGAAGGAACGCGGAAACGTGAAAACGTTCTCCGGCGGTAACGTCATCCTCCAGGAGATTATGTACAACGACAGCACGACCAATAACACGAACTCTTACTCGGGTTATGAAGTGCTTAACGTGTCGCAGAACAGCCCGATCTCGGCTGCTCAGTTCGGCATCACCCAGTACGCTGCGGCAGTCTCGATCAGCGGCCTGGAAATGATCCAGAACAGCGGCAAAGAAGCGATCATTGACCTGCTTGACGGTCGTATGAACGTGGCTGAAGCGCAGCTTGCTAACCGTATCGGTTCGGATATCTATCTGGACGGAACCGGCAACAGCGGCAAGAACATCACCGGCCTCGGCGCGGCTGTGCCGGATGCTCCGACCTCTGGGACGTATGGCGGCATCAACCGCGCTACTTATACGTTCTGGCAGTCGGTTGCTTATTCGGGCGTGACGAACGGCGGTTCGGCTGTTACGGCCTCCAACATCCAGCAGTACATGGACTCGTTGGCTGTGCAACTGATTCGCGGAACCGACAAACCCGATCTGATCGTGGCGGATAACATTTATTACCGTCTGTATCTGCAATCGCTTCAGTCGATTCAGCGTATCTCTGACTCGGGCAACTCGTCTGCGGGTGCTGGTTTTGCTTCGCTGAAGTATTACGGCGCTGGCATGGCCTCGGATGTGGTGCTGGACGGCGGTATCGGTTCTGCTGCGACTGCTTCGCATATGTGGTTCCTGAATACGAAATACCTGATGTTCCGGCCTCATGTGGACAGGAATTTCGTACCGATTGGCGGCGAACGGCAAGCCGTTAACCAAGACGCAATTGTGAAATTGATCGGTTGGGCGGGCAATCTTACGTCCTCCGGCCCGCAATTTTGCGGCGTTTTGATCGCTTAAAGGAGAAGCAAAATGGCTTTTACTATCATTGAAAACCAAGCCGGTCTGCTTCAGATCGCCACCATTGACACGGGTGTGACCTCTCCGGGCGGCGTTTCGTCTGGAACGGCTACAGTTATCCCGACACCGCCCAACGTCCTCGGAAAGATCGTTCGTGCTGACGATCCGACTTACGGCGAAGGCGAATTCATCCTGCTCGTTGGGGTGGCTTCAACGGTTGTCGGTTCGCTGGTGTCGTACAACGCAACGACCTATCAGACGGTTCTGGTTCCGAACACGGGAAACCAAGCCTGTCCGGTCGCTGTTGCCATGTCTGCTAACCTTGCTGGCACGTTCGGCTGGTATCAGATCGAAGGCAACGCGGTGGTCAAGAAAACGGCAGTTGCGGTTAGCCCGCAAGTGACGCTGTTCCTGTCTGCTACTGCTGGTCGCGTTAAGGTTCTTGCCTCTGCGGGTCTTCAGGTTCTCGGAGCGCGTTCGGCAAACCTTGCAACGATTGCTGCGACCGTTTCGACGGTTACGGTGACGCTGAACCGTCCTCACCTGCAAGGCCAGATTACTTAACATGGCTGAAGCAGTTCTGGATGTTGTAGGAAATACGGCCCCCAGCGTAATGCTGGGGAACGTAAAGCTGTCCTGTAAAAGGCAGCTTTCTTGGTTCGATTTTGACGAGAAGTCGAACGAGGAAAGCATTTGCATCGTTGGAGGTGGGCCGAGTCTTAGCGAATCGTTCCCACAACTGGCGGCGCGTTTCCAGAATGGCGCTCAAGTCTGGAGCGTGAACGGCTCATACGATTGGCTGCTGGAACGCGGAATTGTCCCAGACGGTCATGTGATGCTGGATGCCCGACCGGAAAACGTGCGGTTTCTGAAGAACCCCAAGCCGCAGACGCAGTTCTATATCGCCAGCCAATGTGATCCCTGCATATTCGACGCTCTGGAAGGCTTTAACGTCGATCTGGTACACGTTCAGACTGAAGGAGTCTACGAGTACCTAGAGCCTGAGAAAGAGCGTCCTGTGCATCTTATGGGCGGTTTTACGACTGTCGGGATGCTGGCGATGGTTCTTGCAAAGCTGAAAGGCTATAAACGCATCTACCTGTTCGGCATGGACTCTAGCTACTCGGAAGACCAGCATCACGTTTACAAGCAAGAGTCGAACGATGGCGAAACGATCATCACGGCTTCGATCCACGAAGAGAAATACAAGGCTGCTCCGTGGATGTGCCAGCAAGTGAAGGACTTCCAGAACATTGCGCGAGAATTCGCGCAAGAAGATGTGGTAATCGAGGTCTGCGGTTCAGGTTTGCTTTTTGCAATGGCGAAAGCCATGTCATTCCCTCTAACAGAAAGGATCTAAAAAATGGCTATCCCTTCGCGTGTTCTCTCGTCCGGCAACTCCCCGCTGTCAACCACCAGCATCTGCGGTGATGGCGCAACGGGACTGACCGCAACCGGCTCGGCTGCTAGCGATGCGCTGCAACTGTCGGCCTGCTACAACTCAATCGGTACTGCTGCTTCATCGACTGGCGTAAAGCTGCCGCCGACTGAAGCGGGCGCGATGGTTGTGGTTTACAACGGCGGCGCTTCGACCGTAGCGGTTTACCCGTTCAATACGTCTTCAACGATTAACGCCGGAGCCACCAGCCTCTCGGTTACAGCAACAACTCGCGTTCTGTTTGTCGCCACTTCCGCAACCACTTGGGTTTCGATTGCTGGCGCGTAATTTCCCCACAGGAGATAAAAATGCTTGATAGCGATATCGGTAACGGAGACCAGCACTTGCACGTTGAGTTTTACACCTACGACAAAGAGCCGTACAAGGATCGTCCTTTTGTGCGGATCATCGTCCCCGGTGACAAGACGAACGTTGTTGACCAGCCTGTCCGGGATGACCACAAAGCGCGGTTCCCACGGCAATGGCTGCATTTCCAGATGCAAGGACAGCCGCAAGCGATTGGCACTCCGTTGCAGGAATGGTGCAAGGATCAGCCGGTAGAGTTCACCGATTACCAGATGGCAGAGCTGCAAATCCTGAAGTTCCAGACTGTTGAGCAAGTCGCCACGGCCTCGGACGGTCAGCTTCAGCGTGTCGGCATGGGCGCAACGGGTCTGCGGGATAAAGCCCGAGCATATTTGCTGAACAAGAATCAGAGCGAGAGTTCTTCAGAACTGGCGAAAACTCGCACAGAACTAGAAGAACTCAAAGAACAGATGGCAGAACTGCTGGCAGAAAAACGCAAGCCTGGACGACCTAAAAAAGAGGTTTAGCTATGTCGAGCACGATGCTCCAGTTGGTGCAACAGGTAACGAACGAACTCGGGGTATCGACTCCCGCCTCTGTCGCCGGTAATACCAACCAGGACGTTGTGCAGATCCTCGCGCTAATGAACGCTTGCGGCTATGAATTGCTGCGTAAAGCTGACTGGCGCGAGCTTACAAAGCAGGAAATCTTTTACACCGACTACCTGACCACGACAGGAACGTGGACAACCGCCGCCCGAACGATTACCGGCATCCCAAGCACCGTAGGGTTGGACACGACCTATCAAGTCATCGGGACGGGGATTAATCAGAACACGTTCATCGAATCGGTTGATTCTGCAACGCAGGTAACGGTCAATCAAGACTTCGCTGCTGCTGGAACGGCGGCAACGGCGTACTTCCAGAAGATGAAGTACGACCTGCCCAGCGATTACGAAAGCCTTGTCCCGCGCACGATGTGGGACAAATCCAAGCATTGGGAGATGCTCGGCCCTGAAAGCGCCCAGCAATGGGAATGGCTGCTTTCTGGCTACATCTCGACCGGCCCAAGGATTCGCTGGCGCTTGCTCGGATCGTACTTCCAAATCTGGCCCGGTTTCTCTAATGCCGAATGTCTGGGCTTTGAATACAGATCAAACGGCTGGGCGTTAAGCGCAGCGGGTGCTGTGAAAACAAGCTTCACGGTGGACACGGATACCTGTATCTATCCCTCGCGCCTCATGGTTCTCATGACAAAGCTGAAGTATTTTGAGGCAAAAGGCTTTGATACGACCGCCATGTTCAGGAACTTCGCCTACGAACTGGAAGCAGCAATGGCGCTGGATATGTCCTCTGCGAACCTGAGCTTCGCGCCGCGTCCGGGTAGTGTTTTGATCGGCTACGACAACATACCCGATTCCGGTTACGGAGCGAACTGATGGCCCGTAATCTGGTTCAGGGAACCGCAGCTAGGGTTGCGTCTGTTCCCGCTCCCGTGGGAGGCTGGAATGCGCGGGATTCGATTGCGAACATGGACCCTCTGGACGCGGTCCAGCTAACGAATTTTTTTCCCAGCGTGAGCAACGTTGTCCTGCGCGGTGGGTACATCCAATGGGTAACGGGGATCACGGGGCAGGTTGAATCGCTTGTCAATTATTCGACCGGAACAGCGGATAAATTGTTTGCCTGGGCGGGAGGAAAAATCTATGACGTTACGACTACAGGGGTCGTAGGCGCTGCGGTAAAGACAGGACTGACTAACTCCCGTTGGGAACATATCAACGTCACCACAGCCGGGGGAAGCTATCTGTACTGCGTAAACGGGGTCGATGCTCCGCTGCTTTACGATAATTCGACTTGGGAGAGCATCACCGCAATATCCGCAATTGCGATCACGGGCGTTACGACAACGACCCTCTCTAATATTGCGTTGCACAAGAGCCGCGTCTGGTTCATTCAAAAAAACACTCTGAAAGCTTGGTATCTGCCCGTAAACGCGGTTGGCGGGGCGGCGCAGGTTCTGGATCTGAGCGCCATTGCCAAGTACGGCGGGACGCTTGTAGACCGCGACACATGGACGCTCGACGCTGGTTATGGCGTGGACGATAACCTAGTGTTTATCACCAGCAACGGCGAAGCCATCGTCTACAGCGGCACAGACCCCTCCAGCGCAAGCACTTGGGCGTTGATCGGTGTCTGGAAGCTAGGTTCTCCCGTTGGAAATCGCTGCATGATGAAATACGGCGGCGATCTGCTGATTATCACCTTGGACGGCCTAGTTCCCCTGGCGGGATCATTGCAGTCCTCTCGCCTAGATCCTCGGATCGCGTTATCGAACAAAATACAAGGTGCGATCACAACTGCGGTAACAACTTACGGAAGTAATTTCGGGTGGGAAATTCTCTATTCATCCAAGAATAACGCGCTTTGGATCAACGTCCCCGTCCAAGAAGGCGCAAGCCAAGAGCAGTATGTGATGAACAACATAACAAAAAACTGGTGCAACTTTACCGGCTGGAACGCAAACGTGTGGGAAACGTTTAACGACGATCCTTACTTTGGCGGAAATGGCTTTGTCGGCAAGGCTTGGGATGAAGACTATATCGACAACACAAACAACATCACGACCGTTGCGCTGCAAGCGTTCAATTACTTTGAGTCTCGCGGCGTGAAGAAATACTTTACCCGAGCGCGGCCTAGCCTGTTTACAGACGGTCTTCCCTCGGTGGCGGTGGGGATGAACGTCGATTTCGATCTTGCGGATACAACCGCAACGCTGTCGTTTTCTCCCAGTCCTGTAGCGATCTGGGACACATCTCTCTGGAATTCGTCCATCTGGGGTACTGGGCTGCAAATCACAAACAACTGGCAAGGGATTACAGGATTGGGTTATTGCGGCGGGATTCAGCTAAAGAGCAGCTCTCAAGGTCTGCATATAGAGTGGGCCTCAACAGACATTGTGTACCAGAGCGGATGGGCTGGAATATAACCACTCGGGCGGGCGTGGGCCATTGGGTCGCAAAGCGAGTGCGTGGCGGGTATTTTGAGGGCCGATCTACCGCAATCGGTCTTGAGCGTGACGAAGAGCTTGTTGCTGGCGTTATTTACGAGAACTGGAACCACAAAAGCATTTGGTGTCATATAGCGGTTGAAGGAAGGCTTACGCCAAAATACCTGGCGGCGATATTTGATTACCCGTTCAACGTGTGCCAAGTGGACAAGATTATCGTGCCGGTCGGAAGCGACAACAACGAGAGCTTGCGGCTAGTGAAAAAGATGGGTTTTGTCGAAGAGGGCAGAATCAAAGACGGTCGCCCGGACGGTGACATTGTATTTTTGACGCTGGCGCGGGATTCGTGCCGGTACACAGGAGAACGATATGGGAAAAGACTCACCCAGCCCGCCCGCTGCGCCTGACTACGCTGGAGCGGCAACGGCCCAAGGTGCGGCGAACGTTGAAACTGCCCGTCTTCAGGGGCGGATGAACAATCCCAACATTTCCGGCCCACTTGGAAGCCAGACGGTAACTTTTGGGACGCCGAGTTTTGACCAGGCGAATTACGACAAAGCAATGTCGGCGTATCAAGCCAGCCCGCGTGGGGCGGTTCCGATGCAGAACCAATTCTACACAGAGGAAGGGTTCGATACCGCTGGCTATCAGAATGCAATGAACCAATGGGCGGCAGGGACGAACGCGCCCACGAGGGAGCAATACACAACCACCACGGGCGGCGACCAGCCAACAATTACGCAAACCCTGACCCCGCAAGCACAAGCCACGCTAGACGCTCAACAACGCGTCCAACGCGCTCTGGCAGGGTTGGGTGAGCAAGGGCTAGGGACTGCCAGTAGAGTGCTTGGAACTGGCTTTAATCCAAACCTCGCAGGGCTTCAGACAAACCTCGGCAACGCTGGGCAGATTTCCCAAGCGCCGGATCTGAGCAGATACGGTCAAGCCAGCGGAAACGTCAACGCGGGGCAGATTTCGCAAGCGCCCGAGCTTTCGCGGTACGGTATGGCTGGCGCGAACGTTAACGCGCAAGGCGTAAACGCAGGGCCACAAGCGGGGCAGTATGGAATGTCGAGCGGCGGTCCGAGTGCGGGGCAATACGGATACGCAGGTGGCGGGCCGCAGTCTGGGCAATACGGATTCGCAAGCGGCGGTCTAAACACAAGCAACGTTGCCGCCATGCCGGTCAGCGCAGGAATGACGGGCCAGCAAGCGATTATGAACCGTTTGGCTCCGCAGCTTGAAAAGTCTGATGCAGCAATGCGGCAGAGGCTTGCAAACCAAGGTTTAGTTGCTGGTGGAGAAGCGTACGAAAACGCCATGCTTTCGCAAAATCAGCAAAAAAACGATTTGCTGAGCCAGGCTGCATTGCAAGGGATCGGTCTGGATACTGCCGCGAACGCTCAAGGGTTCAACCAGGCGTTGGCAGCGGGGCAATTTGGCAACCAAGCGGTTGGGCAAAACTTTGGGCAAGGTGTGACTGCCCAGCAATTGCAAAACGCTGGCATTGCCCAGAATTTCGGGCAAGGACAAGCCGCAAACGCTGCACAAAATGCCGCCATTGGGCAGAATTTCAATCAAGGTTTGTCTGCTCAACAAGCGCAAAACGCTGCGGCCCAACAGCTTTACAACCAAAATATGGGTGTGCAAGGCTTGCAGAATCAAGCAATTGGTCAGAATCAGCAAGCCGCATTGTCTCAGCAGCAAGCCCAGCTTGCCGCCCAGCAGCAAGGTTTTGGGCAAAATGTTACGCAGCAGCAACTGGGCAACCAAGCAATCACTCAGAATCAGCAGGCTGCATTGCAGCAGCAACAAGCCGCACTTGCTGCACAAAACCAGCAATTTAACCAACTGTTGCAAGGTGGTCAGTTTGGCAATACCGCCCAGCAGCAAAGCCTGCAACAACAGCTTGCGTTGCGTAATCAGCCGCTGAACGAGATCACAGGACTCATGGGCGGATCACAGATCCAGATGCCGCAGTTTCAGGGCTACCAAGGCAGCAACATTGCTGCGGCTCCGGTCTTTGCTGGAGCTCAGGCTGCTGGGCAAGCTGCAATGGATCAGTACGGGATTCAGTCCTCTAACGTAAACGCGCAGAATGCAGGGCTGTACAACCTTGCGGGTGCTGGGTTGATGGCGGCTAAGTTTAGCGACCGCCGCCTCAAGTCGAATATTGAACACGTTGGCACACACCCGTTCGGGATTGGCATCTACGAATACGACATATTCGGGAATCGTGAACGCGGCGTGATGGCTGACGAAGTTCTGAGCGTGATGCCGAATGCCGTGTCGGTTCATCCGTCTGGATTCATGCAAGTTGATTACGGGATGCTGCAATGAACGAACTCTACAACTTCAACCCAGACGAGAAGCGCATGGCCTTGGCTGCGCTGTTGCAGAACTCAGCCAGCCCGTATCAGCGATACAAGGGGCCGATGGGTTCACCGTCATCTGCTGGCATGATGGGCGGCATGGGTGAATTAATGAAGAACATGAAACGTTCCCAGTTTCAAGCGCCTGTTGACGATAGGTCTACGACTTACGACCCCGCTTCGCAGTACATCAATTACGAGGGTTGAAAATGGCTAATACCACAGTTGCCTTTAACTTGCCAAGTCCGTACCAAGCGGATCTGAACAAGCTCGCCCAGCAGCAAAAGATGGCTGAACTGCTTCAGGCGCAATCGCTTCAACCATCTGAGAGATATAGCTACAAGGGCATTGAAGCGCGGAGTCCTGTGACGGCTGGCCTCGCAAAGATGCTGCAAGGCTTTACTGCCATGCAGATGCAGGAAAAGGGTCTAGAGGAGCAGAAGGCGCTGGGCGAAAGGTATCACGGCGACCAATCGGCTGATTTCACCAACATTGCAAAAATGCTTTCTGCGCCTGCGGTTGCTGGACAGGCTGAAGTCCCGGCAAGGACGGCAGAAATAGCGCCAGAAGAAATGGCGCAATCGGCAGACTACGGAACGCCGTTGCCTGGAGCCGCCATTCCTGCTGTTCCCGCTCGTCGCGCAGGACAAATTGACCCGGAAATGATAGGGCAAGTTAAAACTCCTGAATGGCAGCAAATGTTAATGGCGCAGCTTCTTTCGCAGATGGGGCCAGAAAAACTAACGGAAGTTAGTAAAGGCGGAAGCCTTTATAGCCCAAGACAAGGAAAAGTTGTTTTTACAGCGCCAACAGAACAAAAATTTGGCACTACGCCAATACATGAAAAAAGTGATACAAGCCCAACAGGTTACATTGCGTATGTATTAAGCGAAACGGGCGAACGCAAAGACCTTGGCCCTAGTAATCCAATGAACCAATTCACCACCGGAACGGTCGATGCTGGCGCAAAACTGAAACAAGATCGTGAAATATCCGACCGAGCGTTTTATAATTTGACAGCAAAAGAACGCGCAAACCTTGAAAATGACGCAGCACGGCTTGGTATTAGTGCTTCGCAGTTGTTTTACGACACAGGCTTAAAAGGTGGTGGTGGCGCAGTATTGCCACCAAAAATTGCTCCCCAGCAAGTCCCGCAAGTGGTCCCACAAGGCGCGGCTTCGACCCCTGTGGTTCCGACTGCTGCTCCGCGTCCTATGGTTCCAACTGCTGCACCGCAGCCTGTGGTTCCGACTGCTGCACCGCAACCGAATGCTGTGGCTCCGCAAGCGCAACCAGAGGCAAGACCTCCTGACGTAACGCCTAAAAAATGGGATGAAATAATAGCAAAAAGAGCAGAAAAAAGGCTTGAAGAAATAAAAGATGCAAAAGACGTTAAAGGATTGTTAACTGGCGTTGAAGATTTAATTGATAGAGGCAGCGGAGGATTTTTCCAAAATTTATATGGAGGCGCACAAACTGCAATCGGAATAAATAGCGAAAGAAATAATGCTGATGCTCAATTAAACGTAGTTGCTGGTGCTTTGACATCCAAAATGCCAAAAATGTCAGGCCCACAATCGAATAACGATGTTTTGCTTTATAGGCAAATGGCTGGCGATATCGGCAATCCAAACTTGTCACAAGACGCTAGAAAAGCGGCTGTTCGCGTAGTCAGAGGAATACAAGAGGCATATATAAACGGATTCAGCCCGACCGGATATTTGGGTGATGCTAGAAGATCGTCTGGAACAATAGGATCTTCTGAAGCTCCAGCAGGCGCAGTAAGGAGAATCCGATAATGGCAACTTTTGAAGTTGATGTTGGACAAGCCACTTACAGAGTGGATGCGCCCGATGAAAAGACAGCATGGAAGATGGCAAATGATGTTCATAAATCCGCGCCTCAAGAATCGCCTTCAACGAAGGAAGGCAGGCAACTAAATTCAAGTGTGCAAGGTTTTGCCAATGCCATGCAAGGCCCGACAATGGGCTTTGCCGACGAATTATATGGAGGGCTGTCTGCTACTGGCAGATCCATAGCTAATGCAATCGGTTTGGGTAGTGGGCAATCATTCGGGCAAAACTATCGAGAAGGCCGCGATCTTGTTCGCGGAGCAACTGATCAATTCAGAGAAGAAAGGCCCATCACGGCTGGGTTAACGTCTGCTGCTTCATCTGCGCCACTCATGTTGTTTGGAGGGGCTCCCGCTGTTGCGGCGAAAGGGGTAATCGTTCCTGCGGCAACCACATTGGGAAGGTTAGGAACTGCAGGAAAGGTTGGAGCGATTCAAGGTGGTGTTTCTGGTGGTGGTGAATCTACTGCCGATAATATTGCAAATGTTGTTGCCGATGCCGCAAAACACTCTGCATTAGGTGGAGGGTTGGGCGTTGCTGGGCAAGGGGTTTTAGGTGCAACTGGCGCAGTTGTCGGGAATGTGGCGCAGAGAGTCAATCAAAGTTCTGCCGCTGATTTTGCCCGTGTGAAATTAGCAGAAGCATTGCAAAGGAGCGAGGGAGGAATCCCGATACGCCCAGGCGGTGCTGCATCACCATCTAAGGCTGCTGATATTCAGTTCCTTGGGCCAGAGGCAACGATTGCCGATGTGTCTGGGCAATCTGGAAAACGGTTGCTCGATGTGTTAGCAGTTTTGCCGGGAAAAACTAAGGATTTAACCGAACAATTGATTCGCGGTCGGCAAGCTGGCAGAACAGATCGGATTATGACTGCTGCTGATGATGCTTTGGGTACTGGCGGCGCAGGTTATAAAACAACCATTGATGCGCTCGTACAACAAAAGAAAACTGCTTCTGCTCCTTTGTATCAACAAATAGAAAATCTTTCTGTTCGGGTTGATCAGGAATTAAATAATTTATTGCAAGCCGCGCCTAAAGCGCATCGTGGTTATGAGGAACTTTCGCAGCTTAATCGTAAATCTCCAATTGACCTGTCAAAAATTAAGCCAGGAGATGATATTCCGTTTGATGCGTTGGATAAAGTTAAACAAGCATTATGGGATTTAGCCGATGGAGCAAAAGGCGAATTTGGTAAGCCAACAAATCTAAGCAAAAGTTATGACCAGTTAAGAATAGATTTAACCAACAAAATGGACAAATTAAGTCCAAAAGACGCAACATCAAATGAATCAATTTATAAGATGGCAAGAGATGCGTTTGCTGGCCCATCACAGTTGGAAGGCGCGGTTAAAGCTGGACGCGGCGCAATGAAAACTGATGCTATAGGCGTTGGTGAATTGACTAAAGGAATGGGCGCTGGAGAATTAGAGGCTTTTAGAATTGGAGCCTTGCAATCGTTGCGCGACAAAGTTGGAACGGAGGCTGGTCAAACATCATTGCTTAAGATGTGGAAAGAAACAGGAACAAGCGACAAATTAAAAGAAATATTTGGCAATGACTATAAGAAATTTGCATCTAGCGTTGCAAAAGAAGAAAAGCTAAAAGGTTTGGAATCTGTTGGTCGAAATTCCGCATCAGCCGAAAGATTGTTTGGCGAAGCCGATTTGAGCGCACTTCCTGTTGTTGGGCAGGCTGTTGCCAGCGCAGCACAAGGGAATATATTTCCCGCTATGGGTGCAATTCCTAAAATCTGGAATCAAGTCAAAACTTCAGAAGCCATGCGGAATACTTTGGCTGATTTGCTTTTGCAACGTGGGCCTGAAGCACAACGAACGCTTCGAGAGCTCCCTATGTTTATGCAAAAATACAACGAAAATCAAGCAAGAAACGCAGCACTCGCAAACGCTTTGGCGCAACAACCAAACAAATAAGGATTTCACATGAGCTACAACGGCAGCGGTACGTTCCTCATCAACAGCGCGGGTCAGCCTGTTGTCCCCGGTACGACGATCACCACGACCGCGTTCAACGCGCTCACAGCGGATCTGGCCTCTGGACTCACTACGGCGATGACGAAGGACGGGCAGACCGTTCCGACAGCAAATATCCCGATGGGCGGCTTCAAGCTCACCGGCCTGGGCGCTGGAACCTCTGCTACGGACGCGGCTCAGTTTGGGCAACTCCAGAATGCTCCTGTCGCAACGCTGATAACAGTCTCTGGCGCTGACACGATTACCGGCACTCTGGTGCAGACGCTGACTGCTTATGCAACGGGGCAGCAATTCTCGTTTGTTGCTGCGGGTACTAATACGACTGCGGTTACGCTGAACATTGACGGCCTTGGTGCAAAAGCTGTCACGCGAACCGGGGCTGTTGCTCTGGCTGCTGGCGCTTTGGTGTCAGGTCAGATGGCAATCGTTGAATATGACGGGACGCGGTTCCAGTTAATCAACGCAAACGCTTTCACTAATTTGACGGTTTCAGGTGCGCTGACTGTCGGGACAACTTTAGCCGTCACCGGCGTAGCCACGCTCACCGCGCAGCCGATCCTGTCCTCGCTGACCGCCTCCCTGCCCGTGTTCTCTGACGCAAGCAAAGGACTAGTCTCCAACACGATGACGGGTACGGGCAGCGTAATGATGAGCGCCTCCCCGACGACCACCGGCACTCTGACCGCAGCAGCAATCAACGCCAGCGGTCTCGTAGCAATGGCAGGTGCGGCTACGGTGGGGACTACGCTGGGTGTGACCGGCACCAGCACGATGGCGGCGATCAATGCGAGTGGGCTTATAACCGCCAGTGCTGGACTTACTGTTTCCGCTGGGACTACTACGTTCGGTGCCGAAGGCAAGATAGCGCAAAACGGGGGCGGACTTGACTTAGTTCCTACAACCGGGCGTTCGTTCCGGGTGCTAAATGCAGCAATGTCTGCTTCGCAGTTTTCTGTAGCGGAAGCGACTGGAAATACGCTTGTGGGCGGAACCCTCGGCGTGGGTGGCGCGGCTGTTGGCTTTGGCAACGGCTACAACGAGATCACGATTGCAACCGGCGCGAACGGGGCGATGCTGTACTTGCAGGGTACTGGCCCGTTGAACCATCGGCTCTACGGAAACGGTGCGGGAGTAACTTACGATGCATCCGGAGCAACCTCGCACCAATTTGTAAACAACGGCGTGAATACGCTGGGCATCAGTTCAGCAGGCGCAGTCACCATCCCCGGAACCCTCGGCGTGACGGGGACTACAACTTTTGATGTGGACGTAAAGGCGGCTTCTGGCGGTCAAAGCGTGTTGGCTTTGTTTGGTGCCAATATATCGGATAGAGGAGGCGGTAACGGCATCCTCGTAATGGCAAATGCCGCCGCCCCGACAAGCAGTTACGCGGGTGGTGGGCAATTGTACGTTCAGTCTGGCGCATTAAAATTTCGCGGGTCGAGCGGCACAATCACGACGATTGCCGCAGCATAAACATGATCGCCCTAGCCCTCTGCTTGCTCCAACCAATTTCTAACCCGTAAGGACACACCGTGAGCGAAGAACTGAAAGCCGAGCCGCAAGACATTGTGCAAGCGGTGCAGATGCAGCGGGACGCAGCGTTGAATGAAGTGGTACATCTGAGGGCGCTGCTGGCTGCGGCTGGGCGCAGGATTGATGAACTGGTTAAAGCCGAAGTCAAAGAAGAATGATGGCGACCACCAACAAACTCGACGTTCGCCTGACCTCGCATGAGGCGGTGTGCGAACTGCGATACGACACCATCAACGCCCGGTTGAAGCGGATTGAGCATATTGGCTTTACCGTTGCGGGGTTCATCATTGCCTTGCTCCTCCACCTTGTCCTGAAGGTCTAAACATGAAAAAGCTGCTACTCCTTGCGTTGCTGCCGGTCAACGTGTTTGCTGCGGATCTGATGATCTGCAACGGCGAGTTCGCCTTGTGCGCGGCCTCCGCCAGCGTCCCTACCGGCAAGACGATCCGCGTTGAGGGAAAGGAATTTCAGGAAGGCATGGCGGTCTGTCCGGTGCTGACCGGCAAAGCTGTAGCCAACGGCAAGCTGATGCAGGGTAGTTGCAAAGCCCCGGCTGGCAAGGTCTGGAGCCTGTTCTCGACCGTCACCGAGTACCCGCAAGCACCCAGTTGGGCCGTTGTGCCGATGACCCCGCGATCGTTTGTGACTTCCACCGAGGCCGGTG